ACCTGGTATAAGAATTTGATTATAAACCGAAACAATTAAGTGAAAGTTTGTTGTTGGAGCAATAGGACTTTCTTGAGAAATTAAAGGAAATGTAGTCCGAACTCCATCAAAGTCGTCTAATGGAGATACTAAAGTGGTCCACTTAAGTTTTACTTGCTCATAAGTAACACCTGGACTAAACGAAATATTAGGGGAGTTGGTAGTACTTTCATAAGTGATAACTTCATCACCAATTTTAATGACACCGTTATCAAATAAAAATTTATCAATACTTTCTACAACAATAGTGGTATCATCAACATCAATAGATTCAGCTAAGTATGTATGCCCGTTGATAATATCAGTATTTATTTTATCAATATCCAAATACTCTAATAAACTCAATAAAGAATCATTAGCAGATCCTGTTTTCTCTAATGCTTCGTAATAATATTTTAAAAATTTACAGAAAACGCCCCCATCATCTTCAAGTCCCCCACAAGACTCACGAATAAACAGGGGTACTTGCGATGTAACAATCTCGGATATTCTAGTACTCATCTACTTAACACTATTGGTGAAGAATTTACGAATTTAGTGACCCGCCATTACTTATTGAATCTATATTAATAATGGTTTCAGTTTGGTCAAATGTAGTCGGCGTCAAACTATTTAGAGGTATTGTGGGAGGCGTTTCTGATCCTAAAGGTTGAACTGTGACATCGGGAGAAATGATATTCAATGATGTTGCCGGGGTTGCTGCAGGAATTGCTGAAATGTCGGCAGGAATAATTTGAACAGGAATTTGTAACGAAGTTGGCAATAAAGAACGGTCAATAACTCTACCTGCCCCAGTAGTAGCATCACTAACACTAACTGCACCTGCTTGAGGTAAATTACCTCCAGTTCCAATTATAGAAATAGGTCCAAAATTGATGGTTCCAGTTTCATAATTAACTGTTCCTGCATTATCATTCGTATATACCTTTTTAGTGCCAGTATTATAGAAAATTCTCAATCTTCCAAATCCATCATCTTCAAACTGTTGATCAATTCCTGGTCTATCTTCAGTTCTAAATTTACCAGACAGTAAAACAGGTTCTTTAAAGGTGTTTACCTCTTTAGTAAAACTTGGTGCTGAATTATATAAATGCGTATTTGTTGTAATTGTATAGGTATTTGTCTCTCCAGAACTAGGATTAATGTATTTAATGACAGATATTTGCATTGAAACATCAACTACGCACTTATTTGCCAGCATAATCGCTTTTTTATACTGTTGTGCTCTAAAAATAGAGTTAAAAGCGTTAATTCCGGACTGTTCTTGCCATTGAGAAATAGCAGTTTGAATAGAATCTTTAATTTGAGAGGCATTTTCGCCACATGCAGTGTTATATTGAACAAATGTCTTAGGATAAACATATTGTATATCAGGATCAATGATAACAGGATCAATTGATGCCATTGCATATCGCCTTAAATCATTTGAAAGGTTCTTTTTCGTCGCATCATTAAGAGTTGATCCTGTTTTGGTCTTAATTGCAATGAAAACTTTACCGTAAATTGGTGGATTTAGTAAATCTCCCCCATAGGCAACAACTGAATCCGCATTACTATAGATTTTTCTAGTAATAGTTGCATAATCTTCCGCAGTAACTGCCCTATATTGCGCTGAATAATATCTTGGCGCGTTATATTTTATAGATTCTACTGTTTCTGCATCACCACCACCATAAGAAGGTTGCACTACACTTGTAGTAGTATCTGACTTTGTATAAGATCTACCATTACTATCAACGATTCTACCGTTAAAATCTATTAGATTACTATCATTTCCTTCTGCACCATTAGTTACAACATATTCAAATACAATAACCTCACCATCTTTTAGTTTTCTTCCTGAAATATCATCCCCAAATTGCACTTCATATCTTTGATCATTACCCTCGGATAAGAAATATACCCGGTCAGTAGCTGTCAATGTTGTAATATTCTCTGCTAAATTGTAAATATCTGCTGTAACAGTAGATTCATTTGCCTTTACAAATACTTTTAATGTACTGATATCAGCATCAGGAGTAGGAATCTGATAAACCTGACGAGCAAAGGTGTTCACAACATAACTGAATGTTATAAGAGTACCTTCTTTTAATGAAACTTGACCAAAATCAGCAACACCTGTTGTAGGATCTACTACTGCAGTGGTGTCATTAATTAAATTCATGGCATAATCGCCAGAAATTCCAGCAAATCCTCTCCTAGCAGTACAAGTACTTGGATAAATGCCATTAACTGCTGTAGTTTGTACTTTAAGTGTTATATCAAGAGTAGATGCAGCAATAGAAGTTGGAGTATAATTTAATGTTTTTGCATGTTTTACAATATTATCACGAACTGTTGCTGAATTTAAAAATGATTCGTTCACTGTCATATTCGCAGTAAACGCACTGTAATATGTGTTATATGCTAAAATATCAATCAAATACGATAATGTACTACCAGTGAATTGATAATCACTAAACTCAGGACGAGTTCTTAGATATGATATAATCGATTCTCGTATATCGTTAAAATCTAATTGCGTAATATTAGTAGGATACATTAGCTTCCAGGTCTTTTGAGTACAAAATTAAGTTGTTCGACAATAGGCTCACCAATAATTCTATAATCTACACGACATATATAACCAGATTCTGATCTATCTTCTCTTACCTCAACATCAATAATTCTAATTCTCTCATCAAATTGTCCTACATTATCAATTAATTCACGCTCTAAACGGTCTGCACTAAATGCATCCATTGGTTCAAATAATATATCACTAATAGTACTGCCAACATTAGGAGCAAATGGTTTTTCGCCCTTTCGTGTTAGCATTACATTCTTTAATGCTTGCTCAATTGCTCTTTCATCCTTCTTAACGGCAATATCACCAGTTATAGGATTTCTCTTAAAGCATAAATCTATATCTTTATATTTTTTGAGAGGGACCTCGAAATCCCTCTCTCTTACATCTTTAGCCATTGACTAATTGATTACATCGTTATTGCAATTATTTAGCGCCCTTGACCTCGATATGGTTTTTTCTTGCCGTTACGACTCGTAGCACTTAACTTAGTATGCGTGGAACGCCCCTGACGAGTCTTTTTTGGATGCCCTTCCACCCAACTGTCTTTCATTAAACCAGTCTTTGCTTTTGTTGCCATTAGTCCTCTTGTAGTGGATTACAATCATTATAACATTTGTCATGCATTTTATCAACCCTATCCATTAATTGATTTAATACACTCTCAATCACCTCTATACGACTCCCTAATGCCTTTATACATTCGTTTAAGACATAATGTGCCTCTTCATTATTTTCCCACGGATCCATCGGTTTCATTGGTAACTTTCCTTAAAGTAAATGATTGGTCACTTTCTATACTATACTCTAAAATATCATCAACTTCCCATCCAAGTTCATCACATACATCATCAGGAATAGGAAGAATCAATTCACCAAATTCATCCTCTTCGATAGTAACTGTGAATCTCTTGGACATAATTCTCCTTTATAACTTATTGACCTGGGGATTATCTGTAGGATTATCTACTTTCCACTCTACCCATAGTGTATATAGATCTTTAATATCTTTCACTAACCCTGCACTCGTCGCATAGTCTGCACATTCGTACATACGAGGGTCTAGATGCCCCTCTAAACGGATTAGTTGCTCTAAGCACCATACACGATCTTCTTGGCGCTCTACACGAGTCTTGGGGTCCATTTTATACCTCCGAAAAAATTTTTAAATCCTGGGCGAATTGCTTCTTGAATAATATATTGATCGCTCTGGGGAACCTTTGTAGGTTAGGGTAGTGGCCGTTTTTTATATTTAAGGGGGCTAATTTAACTGCCCCCAGTATAACAAATTACTGCCTAAGTGTCAAGCAAAGATGAACCCGTTGTCGAATTCTTCGGTCACGAATACTTTCTCAGTGCCATTTTGTCCAACAAACTTACGAACAAACCAGGTGAAGTTTTTCTGAAAAACACCTTCGCCAGCAATGCAAAATTCTTGGCAAAGTGCATTAAGGCGAGATTTTGTCGTGTTAGTCTGCCAACCGCCATCAAAGATTGTCATGGAAGTGTCATCAATCTCAGCAATTTTGTTGCCGTGAAGACGAACAACAGAGACACCAGTTTCGGGGTCAAAGTGTACAGAAGTGTTGGAAGATTGCCAATCAATGTTCTTCTGAACTGCTGCACACATTTGGGATTCGATCTTACGCATGAGAGGCGATTTGAGAGGGTTTAGAGTGTGTCAGGTGTGTTTCCCTTCCACTCCTATAGAATACACGATCAGGGGGCATATGGAAGGGTCTCTGTGACACTTTGTTCACTGGCACAATTTCATTACTCTCTGAGATGTGTCCTTAATTGTCATAAACCATCCAATAGATTTTAGATAATCAAAGGGTGACATTCTCTGAGTGTTAGGGTATCTCTCTCCCCTTCCCTCTCTAACACCATCCAAGAACTTTTCCATGTCATAAATTGACTCAAACTCACCTACAATCTCCTTTGCATTGTTGTGAACCAGATAGATCATTGTTTCTGAACCTCTACAAGGTAATTGTACCATGTTTGTGATACTTTGTCAACCCCTCTAAATGACTCTCAGACAGCGATACATTAGCAATGGTGATATCAGTATCTCCGATATGTTCAGAGGGGTTGACATCTGTTAGGAAGCGTGCTAAGGGTACAACAAGAGGAGACATTTAAGGGGAATAAAACACACAAATAGATTTATTTAATAGTTTTCCACAATCTCCGCATTTTCTGTGGAAAAGTGAATCAAACTCCATAGGGGTTGATGAATAACTAAGAGGACTTGAGTTAGGTTGTTTTTTGTGTAAGAGTTAGGGTATTGTCTAATGCAAATGGTTATGTACTCTCGATCAATAAAATTGATGTAACCTGTGTGATGTTTATAGGAGACAATTTGACCGAGAGTGAAGTTCTGCATCTGTGGAAAACTTTTGTTGAATTAGTTATACTTTATCGACGCATCATCTTCTCATATTGTCGTCTTTCGTAGTACTCTTCGATATCATCAGGGGAGAGAATATCATCCCAATCACCATCACTTTCTATGTGTGAATAACGGCGAATGATGTCATCGGAAGTCCTTGCACATTTCGTCGTAGGATGCACCGATGGGGAGTTGTTTGCAGATTCGTTGTAATTTTGCATCTTGAAAGTTTGAGATTTGTTTGATAGCGTTGATGCCAATGCTAGTGCCG